CTGATGTTATAGATGTCAGAATTCTAGGGTCAACATTTTGAAGCTGAGGGTAGAGCTGTTTCAATTGATTAATTTTAGGGCTATCAGGTGCTGAGTCATACATAGCTTGAGAGGTCAAAACTCCTGAAGCTAGAGGCGCAGGCAATCCTGCTGCATTCAATCCTGAGCTAGGAAATAGACCTGTAACATTACCTACGTTTGCATTAGGAGAAGAGCCAGTAGGAACACCTGCAGCACCACCCGCGAGAGATACATCTGAGGTGTTTGAAGTCGTAGAAGCCATGCTAGGTAGACCTGTCTGGCTCAACATTGAAGAACTGCTCTGCTCATTACCAAATATAGGTGCTCCCGTAGGGCTCATTCTTGGTGTGAATGCTGCCATTTGGTTAGGCTGAGAAGCTCTTGGTAAAGCGCCTGAAGGTTGCGCATAGCTAACCTGACTAGGAGCGCCTGCTAACCTTGTGCGAGCCATCGTTCTCTGAGGCATGGTTGGATCTTCAGTCAACAAGTCTCTAGTTTCAGATCTAGCTAAAGAACTTAAAACATCGCCTGTTACTGTTTGCCTATCAGTATCACCTGTTATTTGATTCTCTAAAGCAGTGCCTAACTGCCTACCCGCTACGCCAGCCGTGCCTACAGCAGCACCAGTCAGACCGCCTGCTAGTATATTTTGATCGTTCAATGCTGCACTAGTTACACCGCTAGTAGCTCCGCGTAATGCGCCTGCAGAATAAGGATCAAGACCTAACTCTCTAGATGCCATGCTAGTCGCACCGCCTACAGTACCACCTAAACCGCCTGTCAAAGCACCAGTAGCGAAGTCTCTGTCGTTGAGAGCAGCATTCAAACCACCACCTACAGTACCGCTCAGACCACCTGAAATCATTGGATTAACGTCATAAGCGCTAAGAGTGCTTGATAAACCCCCCGTAACACCTCCTGAAATACCTGCTTTGAATGCTTGTTCGGGATCAACACTACCTGTAGTAACTAATTGAGTCGCGGAGTTGATTGCAGCACCTTTCGCGGCATTCACAGCTGCTGCTTGCAAAGCTGATTGCGCTGTTGCTGCAGTTGCTCCTGATGACGCTCCAGCCACCATTCCTGCGGTAGTTGCACCTTCGGCTATAGCTGCTGCTTCTAATGCTGCTGCAGCTGTCGCTGAGGCTCCAGCTTCTGCGGCAAGATAAGGCGCAGCATATGGAGCTGCAACCATTAATGCTACTGTACCGACAGTGACCCAGCCTCCTGGAACTACGTCGTTAACACCTTTATCAATAGCTACACCTACGTCACTAATAGCTTGACCGACGCTCTCAACGGCTTTTCCAGCGCCTTCAAACACATCACCGACCGCGTTGACTATCCCGCCTACAATACCACCCCCGCCACCCCCACCTTCTAGGGTCATGCCACGAGCAAAAGGACTGCGTCCCCCACGAGGGGAGAACGCGTTAATAGGTAAGGTGCTTTCTAGACTATATCTCATCTTGTAATCATCCACTGGTACTGAGGTCTATCAGAGGGAGTAACCCTGAGGTCGTTCATTTTTAATACTTGAAGCATTTGCGCGTCTCTAGGGTCTGCAATGTATGCAACTTGAATATCAGAATTTTTCAACTTTTCAATTAATACTTTCAACGCGGACATGAGTCTCAAACCGCTATCAACTGTATAAGCATGAACTTCTACAGCAGCATCACCTAATCTCACAACGACTAAAACAGTATCAGCGCTTTGAAGAACAACAGCCATGTTGTCATTAACTAGTTTACCGATACCAGCCAGAACCTTATCTGGTCCATCTTCTTGGCTAAATTTGTCTTTGTAAATTACTTCGGATGCTTTCATATTTATGCCCTAATTGACATTATGCCGACTAATTGAGTTGCCCATTCTTGCCACGTTTTGAAACCTCTATGGTCAGGTACTCCTGAATCCATAAAATAACCTATTCCCGCCATGCCTGAAGCCCAATCGCGCCATTTTTCTTCAGGCGCAGTACCGAGCTGTTGGGCAGCAAACAAGTCTGCTGTCAGAGCACACCACTCGTTCCAAGTCATATAACGCGGATCGTATGTAACCATTATGGGTTTCCTGTGCTACGCTCATCACCAAAGTCAGCGGAAAGCAATATTTGACCTGTTTCGTAATTTCCATTCACGATATTACTCTCAAATTTAAGCCTCATTTCGCGTCTTTGTTCACGCATGTCAATTTTAAGTGTATCGGGAGAAAAAATATAGGGGTCGCTAGTTTCATCAACATCATTCGCATAGCCTTTACCTGTGACGTAGAGCTTCATCTCTTCCTCTTGCCTGAAGTCAGGTTCAACGCGCTCAATACGAATCCATCGGTTAGGACCAACAGGGTCATCGGCTCCAGGACCACCTGTTACCCAGCCGATATTGTTTGTTTCAAAATAACTTTCGATAGCGTTTTCGTTGTTCAAATAGATCTCGTTAACCCCTGTTTCATGTTGCCATAGAGTGTATGTGCCTACAGTATTCTCTTCAGTTCCAGCCCAAACAGGTTTACGGAAAACTTCTGTGAACACCCCTGCTGACCTACGAACTCCGAGAGCTGTTCCAGCGTCATACCAAATTTGCTCACGAATATTAAATATGATCGCGTCATTACATTCGGTAGAGTCACCTCTAGGATAGAACCACCAAATTTCACCCCAACGAGGAACTTTTGAAACCCAAACTTTTTGACGCTGATTGTAATTAAGATTGTCAAAGAAATAGTTCATGTTCATTTGATTAGGGATCTCTTGAACTACTCCGTTGTACATCAAGAAACGATCAACACCGCACCAAAAATAAATACCATCATATTCTATAACACAGCTAGATGACATAATAGAAGTTTGTTGACTGATGATGTCATAACGCCAAAATATAGTAGAAGCACCTACAGTAGAAGGACTATAACTAACTCGAACTAATGAATCTAATGACCAGAATAATCCTGATGGTGAGGTTGTACCACCTCGAACTGGAAGACCTTTGACTATTTTTCCTGTTGAGACATTAGTCTCGTTAGCGTCTGCAGAGTTCCAGTCAAAGAAATTACCAGCTGAGCAGTTTTTAATTAATCCATCGTTACCATATACAAATAAATATGGGTGAAGCAGTACGCAACCACCTGAAACTTCAATCGGATCACCTGTAGGTGAGCTCCCCTGTGAGTCAGTCAAAGCTACGAGACCACTTCCAGGAAACGTGCCAGAGAAAACAGGGGTATTAGTTGTATTGTCAATGTTTGTAAGGTTCAGTCCTGGATGAGCTACTAACGAAGATATCCCACCATTACCAGCGTCATAACCTATATCAAATTGCCAAAGGTTATTCGCGTTTGCAGTAAAGCCGTTAACTATTGTAGCTACGTTAATTGTAAAACCTGAACCGCTTCCACCTAAACTTGCAGCGCTTGCTGTCAAAACATTTCCAATGATGTAATTGAATCCACCGCTAACTAGAGTGACAGTAGTGACCACATTGCCAGAAACTACTACGGTAGCAGTAGCGCTGATTCCTGAGCCACCTAGTAATGGAATTGCTGTATATGTGCCGTTGACATAACCTGAGCCAGCTACAAGAGTGCTAAGGGTTAGTATCTCACCGCTGAAACCAATATTGATTGGACCTGTTCCGATTCCGTTATTGTTATCAGTTTGCCACATTTGAAGATAGGATTGGGAACCTGAATAAAGATAATTCTGACCATTTTCAGAATTCATGATCATTCCGCGGGATATCTCTGTAGCGTTCAAAAACATGCCTCTGTAGCCACCCATCTTACGAGGACGACCGCGTTGGAAACGAACCCACCGCCCATCAGTGAAACTAGGTGCGTCGAACTGAGTTCCGTCTCGTTGAATTCCAGGTTTAATCTGGAGAGATATAACTTTCGCGGTCAAACGAAGGTTCCCCCTTTGATACCATCAATGACGTGGAGACCATCAGCTTCAAGAGTCATTTTTGAAACACCTGTCAATGAGAAACCTAATTGACCGCTAGAAGGTCTGTAATATCCTGTAGTCGTATCGCCTGTGTAATTCAAAGAGGGATTAGCTGCAGTTCCAGAACCTAAAGTTAAGCTCGGTAGAGTAGAGATTGTTGCTGAGTTAGCGTTGTATACGTTAGTTCCGTCGCAAACTAGAATAAGTGTTTGATTTTGAGGGATGATAACAGTTGCACCGCCCACTGCTGCAGTCCTAAACGTCATAGTGAACGCGCCTGTAGTCAGGTTTGTAACTGTATATATTTGAACTGTTGCAGGGAAAATGATACTTACGTTTGAGCTGAGAGTTCCAGTATATTCTTGAATGATATTAGTTGCTTCAGCAGCAGTCAAGGTGATTGTCGCACCTAGACCTGTTACGACTTTTGCTAAAATCGTATAAAAGAAGCTAGCTGATTGACCATATCCGAAAGAGTTGAACCCATTAGTTCCATTTGAAACTACAACGAAAGACTCATCTAATTGAAGTTGCTGAGAAGCATTTCCATCAATAGTATCAGCTCCAGTACAAGTGACAGTTAAAATACCTGTACCGTTATTTCTTATCATCGCGAACCAATTGTTACCAACACTTGAAGCGCTAGGGAGAGCTATTGAACCTACACCGCCTTCCCAAACTGCGAAAGACGCTCTATTAGCTGAACTAAGAGTTGTATTTGAACTATAGGTTGTTAAGTCATATGCTTGATTCAAAGTGGTGCTGATAGCTTTTAAACCATAGCCAGCCAACGCAGAGGCATTCGCTGATGAAGTTCCCGCGCCAAAGGTAACAGTTGCCCACGTTCCTGGTATCGTTGTGTTGTCGGTAACGTAAATATATTGAGCAATACCTGACGAAATTGAAATGATCGTGCTACCGTCGCTTTTGACAACAGTAAACGAGTTGGCGCCGATATTTTTAATTAACGCGCTTTGACCTGTTGATACCTGAGTCGCAGCAGGCATGTAAAGTTTGAGACCTGAAGTTGTTGCGGTGACTTCAATAATGTTAGCAACAACATCATCTGTATTTCCGTTTACTGGCCATTGAAGAATTGTATCCGCGCTGATTGTCAGCTGTTCATACCCAACCTGACTTGGTTGAACTGTTTGTCCTGTGAATGGATTTAGATAAGAAGTCATGATTAACTTTCAATAGCAATAGTTTGACGATCACCCACGCGAGTGATATCTTCGGTTTTTAATGCTGCCATTGCTTGGTCATACTTTTGCTGAAAAATTTGTCTTTGATCATTTTTCAAAAACGGCATCGCTTGTAATAGAGTGCCGAACAACATCGCATTAGGCGCATATTGAGTGAGCCAATTAGTTTGATTTTCTGAAGAGAGTGGTGAAATACGCTCGTAAAATAAAACTTCAAAGTCATAGGCTATATCAGGAGTTGGACCAACAATCCAGTGTTCGTAATCATAATCGCCATAATACAGAGGCACACCCTCAGTATTCGCATCAGGAGTATACGCTTTGATATACTCGTATTTTCTTAATAGAACAGGGGTGCGTTGACCATCCACTACCACGTTGAACGATACGGTCTTACGCCAGCGAGCAGGCTTAGGAATGACTGGATTTCCTGCTGACATCGTACTCTCAACGACCTGAAGCTGACCAAGAGTTTTGATTTGCTGAGCTATTTCAAATTCGCAAAGCGTAATGAACGTAGGGATTTGATCAATAGTGGCTTGATCGCTACGCTCTAAATACTGAAGCACAGTACTAGTTAGCGAGTCATAGGTTAGAACAAAAGATACAGTCATGATATAAACAATGCCTTTTCATCGTTACGACGATTAACCAGCCCTTTTAACACTTTGCCACCAGCTAAAGTATATTTCAAAAACTCTTCCGAAGCTTCATTAAATTCTCCGCGAAGAACCTTTTGACGGAGGGTGCTGCGCTGTAGTGTTCCCAGACCAACATTGAAGCTAAAGCTAACAAGAGCATCGAACTGACCTTGAGTGAGCTTGACAGGACAGTAGCGTTCAACACCTCGCTCAAAGCGATTAAGATCGTCTCTAAGAATGTCATCTACTTCCTCCATAGAAAAAGTGCGGTCATCTTTGTATTCAAGCGGATAAGCGTCTCGCTCATCTATTTTCAAAGCACCCTGACGAGGATAAAGGACGTGCCCCACTCCGATTGTCCAGAGCTTGGCTGGGCATCGGTAAGGTTTCTGTCTAACCCCCTCATGATGTTTGATCATTTTGATAGCCTTATCGCTTACTTTCATTTCTTGAACGCTTGAGTACCGAACCAGAACGCGATGATAGAAGCTAGAATCTGCATCTCTTGGTCATCAAAAATCATGGTTACGGACTCAGCGAATGCAGCGCCAGAAGACCATGCCCACCAAATAGAAGCTATATCCACAACGATCAATAGGAAAACGAATAAGTAAGTCACCATTGGGCGAACTGAAGCGCGTAGATTGATGACCCACTGCGACGCACCCTTACCGATCTCAATGTCATGTGCATACATCGCTTGACGCTCTTGAGCCTGAGTTTCCATCGCTACTTGTTCAGTGCGAATCTCTTCAACACGAGCCTGAGCGATATAACCCGCTTCTAACATTTTGAGCTCTCGCTCCATCTGCATAGCAGCCATAGCGAGTTCATGTTTCTTGTCACCTTTGTCTTGAAAGAAATCAAGGAGTTTAGGCAACCCGCCCATGAGGAAAGATAACGCGGTAGATATTAGGGTAAGCATTATTTTTTAGCCCTTTCCTCAAGCAATTTAACCCGCACATGAAGATCGTGAATCTCTTTGTAAAGTTCTTCACGCTGTTTTGCTCGTTTTTCCGCGGAGATAGGGCTGTCGGTTGGAACACCTTCAGCTGTAATTAAGGCTGGCATCTTACCTTCGATTTGAGTAAGACGTGTTTGAAATGAAGACACCTGACCCAATAGCCAAGCTATACAGGCGACGATGATCGGAATCACCGCTTTCAGGATGTCTTGCATGTTCATTTCAATTTACCCTTTATTACCCCAAGTAACGTAGTAAGCAATGATCGCAGCGAGCGCATAGCAGATGTACATAGCTCTACGGACTTCTGCCAAATCTTTCTTAAAGTGTTCTGCATTTTGTTTCTCCAGCTTTTCAATCTCAGTTTTAATACGTAGAACTTGATCCCACTCTTTAGTACCATGCTTCTTAATAAACTCGATCTTAGCACGATATTCTTCATCACTGATGCGTTTCCTTCTTTTATACTCATCAAGCGCCTTGAATATTGCTCGCTCTTTAAGAAACTCCGCTTCTCTTTGCTGCCGTTTACGTTCTAACGCTTTCTTTACCGCTACATCTGTTGCTTCTTTTTGAACATCTTCGATCGATTTACCGATCTCTTTACCTGCAGTTTTACCTGTTTTTATTCCTTCGCTAAACCCTTTGGCTCCGTCTAGGAGTCCGAATTGATCTGACATGATTCAATTTTATCTCCTACTTAGCGACTAAACCTATCAAAAGTAAAATAATAGAACCAGCGGTTCCAATCAAAATAGTTTCTAATCTTTTTAG